AACTGTTGCGTTGCGCCGGGCATCTGCGCTGGCCTTCTCCATCCGGCAGACCAAAGAGATCATTGGAGCGAACGTGCTCAATCGGGCGTTTAACTCTGATTATACGATGGGAGCTAACTCTGATGGCAAGGAGCTGTGTGCTACTGATCATCCCAACAAATCAGGCGGAACTTGGCAGAATGAACTTACGACTGCCGCTGATTTGAGTGAAGCCGCCCTTGAGCAGGCATGTATTGATATTTCTAACTTCAAAACTGATCGCGGCCTAACCATTGCGATTATGCCCCAGAAGTTGATCATCCCACCGCAGCTTGAGTTTGACGCATTTCGGATCTTGGAATCCATTGGCCAGTCCGGCACGGCTAATAATGACATCAATGCTCTGCGGGCATCAAAGAAGTTTCCGCAGGGAGTTAAGGTGAATCATTACCTGACTGATGCTGATGCCTGGTTTATTGGAACGAACTGTCCTGATGGGTTGAAGTACATGGAACGGCGGGCAGACTCGTTTGGCACTGAGAATGACTTTGACACTGAAAATGCGAAGTTCAAAGCAACTTTCCGCTGTTCATTCGGTTGGTCCGATCCAAGAGGGATATTTGGCTCGCCTGGTGCCTGATGATTACTTGGTGTTCAGGAATTGAACGTACTCTGGAACGCTTATAACCTAACGTAGGTGTTCCAGAGTTTTCTAACAAACCACTGGTTTTATGGTGACGAGTTGTAAAGCCAGTCATGGGTAAGCTGGGGTGCAAGTCCCCAGGGCATTTAGTTGAGATGATACTAACTGTTCCAAGAGGAGAAAAATTATGAGTTTAACAAACTTTCCGAATGGTATTACAAGTTTTGGAATTCCAGTTCTTCCAAGCAATGAGGCTGTATCTACGGGGTCAGTTTTCTTTGTACATTCTGGTACTGGTTCAGATGGAAACACAGGCAAGACGACACAAAAACCACTGGCTACAATCGATTATGCTATTGGTAAATGCACAGCAAACAAAGGTGATGTTATTTATGTTATGCCTGGGCATTCAGAAGATCCAACTACAAGCATTACCGCTGATGTAGATGGGATTTCCATTATTGGTCTGGGTAATGGTACGGATCGCCCAACGATTACTTTTGGTGCTCTTGGAGCAACACTTGCAATCTCTGGAGATGCAGTAACTGTTAAAAACCTGATCTTTGATCTTGGTACGGTTGCGGACACTGTTACTTGTCCTATTACTATAACTGGCGATGCCGCACACGTGGAAGGCTGTGAAACAGTAGCTCATGCTACGAGCCAGTTCACCAGTCTCATTACCGCCACAGACGCGCAGTTTGTCAAGATTTATCGCAACAAGTTTATCAGTCTTCAAACTGCCGGCGCAACATCTGGTATTGTTGTTGATGGATGCGATGATATTGAAATCGTGGGTAACTGGGTTTATGGGCATTTTGGAGAACATGCTCTTGACAACACAACTCCGGCATCTTGCGATGGGATTCTTCGGGCCTACATTGTGGATAATACCATCTGTAATGTAAGTTCTACCCCAGGCGATATGGCTGTTGAGCTTGATGCAGCAGCCACAGGTGTTTTTATCCGCAATATGGTTGTCGGTGGTCTTGCTACTACAGCGGCCAACTATGATATTGGCAATCTGGCTGCACTTGAAAGTTATGTAGTTGATTCTGCTGGTGTTGATATTTACGGCATTGTTCTGGGTGTTGCTGCTGCTGATGCATAGCTGCGGTGTAATCAATAATTGACTAAGGCTCTCGGAGTAACTTCCGGGAGCTTTTATCCGGAGAAAATGTCATGTCTTATAAGCCTGGTGATTATCTTGTCATATGCGACCAATGCGGATTCCAGCGTTATGCGTCTGAATGCCAAATGACTTGGAATAATCTTTTTGTATGTGCAGATACTTGCTGGGAATCTAAGCATGAGCAATTTACTCCACCTAAGCCGCTGGGCGAGAAGCAGTCTGTCCCAGTCAGACGGACAGAAGACACTTTGGCTTTTGTCGATACTGTGGATGATTCCAGCCTGGAGGCAACTACCACATCTGGTGTGCCGAACGATGGCTATTTTATCACAACTCCTATTACGGGAGATGATCTCTGATGACCTACGAAGAACTCATTGCCAAAGTAGCACTGATTATCCAAGATGGCAGCTTTACCGATTCCAATATTGGCGGCTATATTAATCAGGCTCAACATGAGATTGCTGGCGGAATGCAGTCTACCTTAGGCGATTGGATTACTCCCCCACTGCCGCAACTCTTTACGATTGATACGGTAACAACTGTTACTGATGCTGCATATGTGAGTATGCCAGTTACTTTTCATCGCTCCCTTCAGTTTGCTGCCGCAGCTGGTGGGTATGAAATCGATATTGCTCCCTCCTTTCTTTCCTTTAGCGAAACCTATCCATTGTTAGATCAATCTGGACGTATTTCCGAAGTTATAGAATTCGGCGGTAATCTTTATTACCAAGGAATTCCTACTACAGCTGAAGATGTAACGCTCCATTTTTATCGCCTCCCAGTTGATATGGAAGACGATGATGATACGCCGGATGGTATTCCGTTGCATTTACAATCCTCGCTGCTGGTTAACCATGCGGCCTGGAAAATATTCGATTTGATTGAAGATGATTTTTCCGAACCAGGCATAAATACGCAGCGCTATCAAGCTTCATTTTACACAGCTCTTAAGATGCTTGAACTAACTATTCCTTATGAAAATCGCAGGATGAATCTCATATGAGAGATAAGATCACTATATATCAAGGTTCAACTGGATTGAATATAGTAGATGATCCTGTACGCATAGCTGAGACTGATTTACAAGTTGCTGTAAATGTATCCATTGATTCTTCTGGCCGAGTTAAAAGTCGACGCAGAACTTTACAGGTTCAGAATGGAAATTTTCATAGCCTGTTTTGTGCTGGTAAAGATTGTTTTGTTATCAAAGATACTGCCTTATACCAAGTTGCTCTGGATGGATCTTTGACCGGCATCCGCAGTGGTTTGACAGATGCTCGGATGGCCTTTGCTCAGGCGGGAGATAGAACGTATTATACAAACGGATTTGAGAAAGGCGTTATCCTGGGAGGAATTTCATCTGTTTGGAGCCTGGGCACATATGTAGGACCAACAACTCATAGACAATTCTCAGCTCCGCCTACGGGCCACCATTTGGAAGTTTTTGCTGGGCGGATGTTAATAGCTCAAGATAATGTCCTTTGGTGGAGTGAGCCATTCAATTTTGGCTTATATGACCTTTCTGGTTCCTTTGCTCAGTTTCATACAAAAATAACTATGGTAAAATCTGTAGACACTGGAATCTTCTTATCTACGGAGAATAGCACCTACTTTTTATCCGGCACAGATCCGAAGCAATGGACTTTGAGGAAGGTAACAAATTATCCAGCCATCGAATGGACTGTTGCTACTGATTATTTTTCTGCTGCTGATTTGGGTTTTGAAACTATTGGGATGCTGCCTGTCTGGGCAAGCAAGGAAGGAGCTATTATGGGCACTCCTGATGGAATGGTAATCAACTTAAATAAGAAGAAAGTTATTTATCCAGAATCTGCTCGTGAAGGTTTTGGAGGAATAATAGGTTTTAACTATATACATGGAGTAAAATAAAATGGCTTTAAGATTATCGACTGGGCTTCGAAATGCCCTACTGGAGCAAAAGGCGCAGGCTACAAACCTGATGACTGCAACTACAATCTCCTTCGCGGAGGGTACTGGAACAAATGGCCGAGACCAGATTCTTGATTCAGATGATGGTCTTGGTGACTTCATTGTCAATGGCAAGATTACTGTAGCCGGCGCTAGTGAGGCTGGGAACAATGACACCTTTGATATTCTCTCTGTTGCTGACGACATTATTGAAGTGCCGGCTGGAAGTCTGACTACTGATCCTGAGGGAGATCCGGTTATTTTGGCCGGCGCAACAGGCGGAAGCATTTCCGATCTTTTTCGGAATTGTGTAGTTGACATTTATTCCGGATCACAGCCAGCTAATGCTGATTCAGTAGAGACCGGAACCAAGCTGGCCAGGATTACATTATCCAGTGGTGCTTTTGTTGCAGGCGAGCCGGATAATGGATTGAACTTTGACGAAGCTGCCAGCGGCGTTCTTTCTAAAGATGCTGATGAGGTTTGGTCCGGTGAAGGTTTGGCTGATGGAACTGCCGGATGGTTCAGAATGTATGACAATGCTGCTGTTGCTGGTGCCAGTACAGATGAGATTCGGTTAGACGGATCTGTTGCCACCAGTGGCGGGCAGTTTAACATGAGCAATACGTCAATCACTGATGGTGGAACCACTACTGTTGATTCTGCATCACTGACAATGCCTGCTTCATAAGGAGAAATAAATCATGGCGATTACAAACACAATCGGAAATCAGTTTAATGAAGAATTTTCTAAAGGTGAGCATGATCTTACATCAGATAGTTTAAAGGCGATTCTTCTGGATACTTCTTTTACAGGTTTTGTTGCAGCAACTCATTTGACTTATTCAGATATTTCAGCAAATGAAATTGCAACTGGTTATGGATATACTCAGAAAACAAAAGAACTGTCTACAGTTACTCTTGATCAGGCAGCAGGTGTAATGACGTTAAATGCAGACAATTTAACATGGACAGCTGTTTCTGGAAATATTGAGGCAGCATCTGCTTGTGCAATTATCAATGATACTCATGGAAATGACACTGTTATTTGTTGTATTGAGTTTGGGGCAAACTATCAAGCAACAGATGGTACAGCACTATCTATAGATCTTTCTAATGGTGTTATTGAATTAACTGCGAATCCTTAAGGGGAATAAATTGAATGGCTGATCTGGTTCGTATTTGGATAGCCACTTATGGCCCTGATCCTAATGCATTAGATTTGGATCGACGTCAAAATGGTTACACCTTAATGACTCACGCCACACCTGTTATT